CCACATAGGCAACTGTCCACGTTTTACCCACCAAACTTCTCCACCTATTTCTTTTATTACTTTGACCTCATTTTCAAAACGCACATCTGGAATTACCCAATTAATATCAGGATTTTCAGTTACTTTCTTCTTCAGCATACTGACCCATATGCCATCATAGAATCCGTCACGCATACACTCTGTTCCAAACACTTGTAATACATATCTAGGAGTTACTTTCTTTTTAAGTTCCTTGCTCCAAAAATAATCCTCTTGTTCACGCCACAATCTACTCTGTTCAGTCTTGCCATCTAATAGGTCTCTATCCCACTCAAATAGTGTTGCAACTGTATCTTTAAGTTTATCTGCAAATGATATTTTTACAAATTTATGATCTTTTACCAGATGATCTGCTATTGTGTCTTTGCCAGATCCAATTAAACCACATATTCCTACTATCATAATATTCTAAGTTGTTTAGTTCCTTCTCCTATATCTCCTTTAGGATATGAATTGAATGCTAGACTGATTCTTTCGTGTTCTGCACCTTGTTCCAATACTTCATGTTCCAACCAAGAAGGAAACATTAACAAATCGCCGGGTATAGGATTTACTCCATAGTAATCGGTGTTGTATTGATTTTTGTTTTCACCGCTGTAAGCAAGTTGTATGTTTTGAAATGTGATATTAGGATACATATGTGGTTTACTAAAAATTATAGGAGCACATTTTCTTGTTGTGTCCACGTAATATACTCCACTGATAATGCTATTAGGGTGTGAATGTTTGTCTATGTATTCAGACTTGGATGTTTTATTGACCCAACTTGTTGTAATTTGAAAATTTTGAACTATGCCTAAAACATCATCCACAAAATAATTCAAAGCATTTTGTATTTTGTATCTGAGATCTTTCATTTGTGGCTTTTCCAATATTTTCATACCTCTATTCATCATAGGCAAATCGTCATCTGAGTGATCTGTACCTGTCCTTTGAGATGGATAATCCAAGCCACGTATCCATGCACGTGACACTTGATCCATTTCACCAATGTTCATTTTAATCAAAGGCACGGAGAATAATGGAATCATTTCATGTTGCATATCTTACGATAATACAACAAAATTATGGTAATGTCAATAGGAATTAGCCGATTAGGAAACTGTAACCTTGTCCACCAGCAGTCTGCGTTTTTACTTCTTGCTCTAGCCTATCCATTTCTGCTATGGCTTCTTGTTTCAATGCATCACCATTTAAAGATGTGCCACCTTGTGGACCTGCTATTGTGTTGAATTTGCTTCTTGCTTCACCAAGCATATACTTGCATTTTGCCAAAGTGTAGTCTTTGATCCATTTTTTTGCCAAATAATCTTTGAACAATTCTGAATCTGGTCTATGCATATAAACCATCATTAACACTTCTTCACCCTGTCTTGGTCTTTGTAATATGGTTAATTTTTTAGTTGTTGTGTTCCATTTGAATTCAATAAATGAACCAAACATCCTTCCCACTAATTCTTGGAATTGTGAGAATAGATTGTAAGTTGCAACTCCACCCATGTTAGAACTTGCAAGAAGATAAGTGTTTGTGTATGCTAAATTGAAAGGTTCAAACAATGTACCACCGTCTCCACCACCTGATCTTGAACCAATACTTCTTCTAAAAATTTGACGCACTTCGATGATTTCATCTGCAAGTGTGTAATCGTTTTGGTCTTTTACAAGTGGTAAAAAAATGTAACTTTCTTCTACTGAATTGTCCGATCTTTGTCTAAATCTGTCCAATGCGTCTTTAATAGCAGTCTCATAGTGGGACGGATCCAGTTCTACATCAACCATTCCACCGCCCAGTGAATTGAATACGTAGTCGAATATCTCTTGTTTATCTGTGGTTAAAATTGCCATTTTATACGTTCCTTACATATATTTATCACTCACTACCATCCGATAAATATATGTCTATGCCAAGATTAAGTCTATATAAGCCGGAAAAAGGTCATGATTACACGTTTTTAGATAAGACCGTAGTAGAGATGTTCACTGTGGGCGGTACTGACGTATTTGTACACAAATATCTAGGCCCTAAAAATCCAGCAGAAGCAGATGCCACATCTGCAGAACCTAGATACGATGCTGTGAAAGAAACGAACATCCAAGATATGTTGTTTTTAGAAAATCGTGACAGAAAATATGACTCATCAATTTACACATTAAGAGGCATTTACAATGTGCAAGATATTGACTTTGACATGAGTCAATTTGGATTGTTTTTACAAAATGACACACTTTTTATGACAATGCCTATAACAACTAGTGTGAAAACATTGGGTAGGAAAGTTATGCCAGGTGATGTATTTGAACTGCCACACTTGAAAGATGAGTATGCACTAAACGATTTCAATGTTGCTCTAAAAAGATTCTATGTAGTTGAAGATATTAATAGGGCGGCAGAAGGATTTTCACAAACTTGGTACCCACACTTATACAGAATTAAATTAAAACAGATATACGACAGTCAAGAATTTAAAGAAATTTTACAAAAAGACGCCGGCGCAGGAGACGGAAAAACATTACGAGATGTACTTTCTACATTTGAAAAAGAAATGCAAATCAATAATGCCGTTGTTGCCCAAGCAGAAGACGATACAAAAAAATCAGGTTATGAAACAAAAAATTTATATACTTTACAGGTTGATGATAAAGGAAAACCAGAACTTGTAACCACAGATACGTCTACATTAGATACAACCACACACAACACTTTAGCAGATAGGATTAATCAAACACCTGATAAATCAGGATACGATGGCTATCTTTTAGGTGACGGTTTAGCACCTAACGGAGAAGTGTTTGGATTCGGAATAAGTTTTCCTAGTGCATCAGACAAAGGCGATTATTTTTTACGGACAGATTTTTTACCTAATAGATTGTTTAGATATGATGGCGGACGTTGGGTGAAAATGGAAGATAATGTGCGTATGACTTTGACAAATACAGACACAAGAAGTCACTTAAAAGGAACTTTCATAAACAACACTAAATCTTCAACCATAGCAGGTGAAACAGTGACTGAAAGACAAAGTTTATCAAAAGCATTGAAACCTAAGGCGGATGGATAATGAAATTACGTGAACTTTGGGGTATACCTATACCAGGTACAGAAAAAGCAGTAGGACTTAAAAAAGTCACTAAAGATTTTATGGGTAAAGTAAGAACATATTATGAACCTGTTGGCAACAAAATTAACGAAAAAAAGAAAAAAGGAGACTTGTACACTGACGACAATCCTAAAGACACTATTAAAAAATTAGGTTATAAAAATGTATCAACTGCAAGAGCAAGTGTATCAAGAATACGTAATTCTGGTAGAAGCCATGCTCATAAAATACAAGCGGCAGTAAGCATGGAACAAAGAGCAAAGGCGGCTGGAAAAAGTAAAGAAGCCGCCGTGTTTAGAAGATACATAAATGCAAACAAAAAAGGTAAAAAATAATGCAACATTTTTACGATGGACAAATTAGAAGATATATTACTCAGGTCATAAGACTGATGAGCAATTTCTCCTATAAGGATGGAGATGGTGCATTGCGTACAATACCTGTTATGTATGGTGACATGACAAGACAAGTGTCGCATATAATAAGAGATAATTCAGAAAATAAATTGCCTAGTGTTCCTCGAATGGGAATATATGTGACTAATTTAGAAATGGATAGAACAAGACTGTCAGACGCAAGTTTTGTTAGTAAGGTTCATGTAAGAGAACGGGCATATGACGAAAATAAAAAAGAATATCTAAACATTCAGGGAAAAAATGTAACAGTAGAGAGGTTAATGCCTACTCCATATACATTGACAGTGAATTGTGACATATGGACAAGTAATACAGAACAAAAATTACAAATATTAGAACAGATATGTATGTTGTTCAATCCAAGTTTAGAAATACAAACAACGGACAACTACATCGATTGGACAAGTTTAAGTGTTGTAGAACTAAACAATATTTCTTTTTCAAGTAGAACTATTCCTCTAGGGACAGAAACAGAAGTTGATGTAGCATCTTTAACTTTCAG